GTTTCCCAGTCACGATCTAGAATACAAGTTAACAGTCAATAGCGTAACTTGTGCTAAGTCACTGTCTAACGTTATGATGTCTAGTCTGTCGTCTCTGAATACCATATCCATTATACGAGCGTTCTCGTTCAGACTGAGGGTCCAAGTACTCCATGCTCTCTGAATTACTTTTCCTTCTCGTGTTCTGAACTGTTCGTAGATAAAGAACTCGTTGTCTGCACATTCTGTTGTGCGTACTGCTATCATGCTAAGGTTAGCACTTGCTGTGAGCTGGTTAATCTCACCTGGTAGTAAACCTACTATGTGGGTAGTTATCGCTGTAGATTGGTCGCGTGCAACATTAGACTCACCATTGTATTCTATGAGTCCTGAACTGTCTCCGTATGATATAGGCATGAATACTGAGTTACCCATTAATACAGGGCTTGTCAATACTTGTACCTCGTTACGTGTGGTTAACGATAACGCTACGGTTTGAGGTGTTACTGCTGCGGCGCCTTCAAGCTTGAATTGACCATTGGATGCGACAAACAACATATCTCTGTTATGAGGTAGTGCGTGACTAATATTAGTCGTTTTGATTGCGCTAGATGCTACTGATACCCGGTCTGATACTAGTAACGTGAGTGCGGACTCTTTCCACCACTCATCTAACTCGTCTGTACGTGTTAAGTGAGCAATGCCATTAGCAACAAAGATTAGTCTGTTCTGGAAGAACTCTATATCATCTATGCCTTGTCCTACAAATGCGGGAGGTGGGTTTGATTCGTTATCACCAACAAGTCTATCATCCCAGAAACCAATGCTACACCCGAATGTGTCTACTTCTTCGTTGTACACTAATTGGAATGGCATTGTCTGTTGATCGAATGCAAATGGTTCATCTGGTGCTCTACTTTCTACCCAGATTACTTCTTCTAAGTGTCTATCTCCTGGTGTTGGTGCTATACCATCACTGGTGTCACTCGTTTGGAATGCCTGCAAATAGTATGTACCTTTCTCTGTGAAAGGATCTGGTCTCACAGTTATCCGTGTACCTACTACTGCGTATAGTGGTAAACCTGTTATGTCTTCGTTACGTTGGTTGAATGCTTTGACTGCTCGGTCACCTTGACCTGCTTCAATCTCTACATCTAACCATTCGCCGTCGTCTTGCCATACTGCAACATTAGAACCTAGTGCAATAGCTGTTACTCCTGGTACACCAGGGAATGTAGATAAGTATGGTTGACACACAGTGTTCATTGGATCGTAACCAGGGTTTACACCGCCTACGTCGTATTCACAACATATGGCAGGATCACCTGTGTATGCTGGATTAGGGATATTATAGCTATGTGTACCACCAGCGTTTATCAGATTAGCTAGATTTAATGCTACTGTGTTTGTAGCTCTAGCTTGGTCACCGGCACTAAGGTCTGCTCCTGTGACATCTGGTACTGTGTAAGATACAGTGTGTTTTGAACCATCTGACTTGATAATATTTACCACAACAGTTTCACTATAATTGAGTGCTTCTGTCACGTTAATGTGACTTACTCTCTCAATAGTGTTTTCGTCAGTGTTAGGTAGCATTTCTACTTCTCTACCACTGTCTGCTACCCATGTTCTGTGCCCTATTGTTTTAAGACTCAGATTATCTAGGTCAGTCAAGTAACCTGTTATGTCACCTGCTATGTTAGGATTATAAGTACCGTCTACCCATGCTTCGTAAGTACCGTCAGCGTGAATTATGTATCTGATCTCTTTACCATTATGTTCATACACATGGTGTTTCAGTTTATCGTCTACATAACCACTCGATAGTGCTGCTTCCCACTTAGTAGAAGGTCTACGTTGTAACTTGTTTACAGGGTCAGACCGCATGTTTTGTTGATCACCTGCTTGACCCTTACCTCTGTTACGTGGGGACAGTGTACTTACGCCATGTATAGGTGTAGGGTATTGGCCTTCTACTCTACTCATGTTTGCCTCACTATGTTGAGAATCTGTTTGCTGGGAAGTATCTTGGCTTACGATTGTAAGGCATTACACCTGCACGAGCACGTATGATTCTGCCGTTCTTGAACTGATTGTACTGTCCTTGCTCTAGATCTTCTTTCTTGAGTTCGATCATAGCACGGGCGGCTTCTTCGTTGTTGGATGCTTCCTTGGCTGTGTCACCAAGTTCACTTCTAACTACCTGAGCTGCTGCTAAGTACTTTATGTGTTCTTGTAAGGAACCTGGCATAAGATCCCACTCTAGTACACGTATCTGTTTATCTACTATCACGTTAGCTTCAAACTGGTAAGTGTTGTCTAGCTTGTCATACATCTTTAACCCACGTCTGACAATCTTGTCATTCGCGTATATGGTAAATGATATGATCTCTGCGGGAAGTGCTATTTCCTTTGTAATGTCGTCTGGTTGGTACTCAACACAATAATCTATGTTGAACCACCATCCACGTTTTTGTGTTTGTCTTCTTAATTGATCTAGCTTCGATCTAACGTTGGATGCATCTGGCTGGTTTGAGTTAACGTCATTAACCGGATGTGTTCCTATTTCACGAAGCGCATAGTTTAGTGCTTCTAGTTCTGTTAACATGTTTATCTCCTAATGAATCCAATCGAGTACACTGTTTCCAATGTACTCTCAGGATACACTAAGGTGCAGCTGTAGGTTCGAATCTAAAGATCCCACCTGCATGTTCTGCACGGTTAGGTGTAACACCGTACGACAAGTATGAGTCAATGAACCACTGTAGTTCTACATCGTGGTAGTAGACTTTACTAGTCATTGGTATAGTCTCACCAGCTAATAGTGCTTTAGGCATCATTAGCAAGACTACACAGTTTGCGTCTTCTTGAGTCACGTCGTACGCGTTACCGTTTGAAGCGTTAGACAAGAAGTGAGTTTGGCCCACGTCTGTCTGCTTAGGGAAACGGTTAGTGACTTGAATACGGATACCATTTGCTCGTAGTACTTTACCACGTGCATAGTCGCCGTTATCCATTGAGAAGTCACGATCAAGTAACTTGTTGTTCTTGAGTAGTGCGTAGTACTGTGCAGGACGCATGAGTATTACAGCATCTTCAATGTCTAGGTCTTTCTCTTCAATCGCTTGTGAAACGTCTTGAATAGCAAGTTCTAGAAGTTCTGGATCGTCTTCATCACCTGCGGCAGCTAAGATCACAATTGATCCACCTTGGAAACCTTCAGGTGCTGTACGGATGATAGTCGCTGGTAGTGTTGCACCACCTTCGTTGATCGCATCAGGCCAGCCACCGCTTTCTACTGCTGCTGGATCACGGTTAGTGATTTGACATGCTTTGATACCTTGTACGATGAATGACTCATCAAAGAACTTACCGATCTCTTTACCGTGCTCCATACCTACTTCTTTACGCACGTCAATGCTAGATAAGAAGTCGTCAAGTAAGAATTGGTTAGATCGTGCAAGTACGATAGTATCAACTTTAACGCTGATGTTATCGAATGTTGGTGCGCTATCGCTAGGACGTACACCACGTACTACTTTCTGTAGTTGGCTGTGTCCAATACGATAGTTAGTTACAGTGTCAGTACCTCGTACACTGTGAAACTTGAAGAACTGACGCATAAACGATGCTTTCAAGAAACGGTGTTGTACTTCACCGCCGTATTCTTCAATGTATAACGGGTTAATGTTACCTGAGTCTACGCCACCTTGGTGCCCGTCGCGTACCTGTTGATTGGCAACTTCTTGTCCAATAATCGACATGGAGTTTCTCCTGTTGTCTGGTTCACTTTATTACATTCCACGATTCATGGATTTCATTCGTCGCTTCTGTAGTTGTTGGATTTGAGGTGAAGTTGCGTAGTTATGTCCTTCGTCTAGTAGTTTACGAAGTTCTCTATCATAACCATCTTTGTCTAACGCTGGTGTACCGAAGTCGTTAGTCAACTTATCCCCTTGTTCTCTGTCTAGAGGTTGCACGTAGCTATCAGATGATTTGAACCTGCTTACAAGTTCGTTCACTGCTAGTTTCGCGGATAACCCACCTTGTGCGAGGAGTTTGTTAATCTCTTCACGCTCAGTGTTGGGCACGTTTTGTTTTGCCCAGTTAGACAGTTCATTCCAAGTTTGGGAACCATCTTGCTGTGTAACATCTTTGAAGGCCTCAGCTACAGTATTAAATATCTCTGTGTTCTGACTATTAATCTGTGACTGAGTTGCTTCGTTCAATGATCGTAACTGATCTGCAACTAAACCAGCGACATTAGGACCATGTTTCTCTTCGAGTTTACGAAGGATGTCTGGTGTAACATCACCATTAGTTGCTATCTCAGCTGCAACTTTGCTAGGAGTTAGTCCAGCTTCTTTGAGGAAGCCTTCAACACCCTTGGCTTGTTCATGTGGGAATCCACCTTCACTACCGTCCGGTATCTGGGCCGGTGCACCGTTTTGATCGTTATTGGGTGGTTGAGCGTCTTGACTTCCACTTGGTGGAGCTTGCTCTTGACCCTGTTGATTACCTTGTTGATCATTGCCCTGTCCTCCTGCTTGCGGCTCACCTTGTTTACCTTGGTTACCATTAGCTAGATTTGCATCACCTGGAGGTGGTGTTGTTGATGGTGCTGCTTGTCCAGGTGGGTTGTTATTGGGTTGCTGACCTGTGTTACCTGTAGGTGCTTGTGTTCCTGCTTCTTCTGTCATGTAGGTGTTCCTGCTTGTTGACCTACACTACGCGCTTGTTCTTCCATACCGGCAGCCGTAGCATTTAACCTTACTGACTCAGCTGTACTTTCTTTAACTTGTTCAGGTGTCTTTAAGAACTTCTTGTAGTCAATACCATGTCCCGCACCTAACATTGCGATTAATTCATCGTAGTCTATGCGGATTCTTACTTCTTCTGGTACTTCTGCTAACGCTACTAGGTCTGCAAAGAAGAGTCTTATTCGGTCTAGATCTGAGCTACGTGACAAAGATTCAAGTCCTGTCACTATAACTGGTTCTACACCTTTAAACACTGGACTAAGTTCAGATAGTACTCTGATAGCTAGTGGTTTCTGTAGCTCTACTGCAAGTCTTGAGTATACACCACCTAACGAGTTCTCAAGCTCCTGTGCTTGCAACCGAATCTCTTCAGCTGTTACTCGTTCTGCGTCTCTGGTTACTGCTGTGTTTAATAAGAAAGCTGCCGCAATGCGTCTCTCGACGTGTAACATTTGTTCTCTTAGGAAATCAGCGTTATTACTAACCTGTGCTTGTAGAGTGAATATGTCACCTTCTCTACCATGCACATATGCACCTGATGGCGCTTCAGTTAGTTCTCTTACATCAGTACTTCCTGTGGGATCAACAAGATGTTTGATGTCTGTAACCATGACTGTGTAGTCAAGGATTGCTTCTGCTAGTGTACTGAGTGTGTGGAAGTCACCTGAGTAGTTTTCAACAAGTCCTGTACCGTAGTCTTTGTTTCTTGCTAGATTCCATACAAGCGGAATCCAAGGGAGTGTATCCTGATTATAGATACCTATTCCTTTACTACAATAGCATACGTCTTCTAGCTCTTGCCATGCAACGTACTTGTTTTCTCCTACTCTTTGAACTCCTGTATAGATAGTTACTTCATCATCTTCGTGGAAACCTTGCTGTAAAACGACAGCTTGTAGTTCATCTGACAAGCCTCGTACACTCTTAGTCTCACGTGTTATGATCTTAACTACTCTACCCACGAGGTCACGTACTAGTACATAATCACGTAATGTGTAGGTTTGATAATGTTTATCTGTATCTTCAGGCGTGTACAATAATGCATTACCTGTAATGATAAGACTTGTGATTGCTTCAGTTAATTTAATGCGAGCATTGCGGTTAGTGAGTTGCCCTACTGCTTCGCGCTCTGCTTTTGCTAATGCTGCATCTATTTCTGCGTCTGTTCTACCATCTCCTCTAAGATTCTCACGTTGTTCATCTGTGAGTTTCATTCTGAAGAACGGTCTAGACGGCTGAAACAGTACCATCATTATTCTGTTTGCTAGGTTAATAGTTGCTTGTGCTCCAACTGATTGGAAGTCATTTTGCAACTCGTCATACTCTAGCAATGGGTCATCGGGGAATACACCAGGAAGTGTCCACCCTGCGTATCTTTCACATCGTGTTAATGTTTCTTCTCGACTGTAATCACTTCCAGCAAATTCACCTTTAAGCTTGAAGTCACCGTTCATGTGCTTCGCTTGTAGTTCTTCTGGAGTCATGTATTCACCCTATATCCTCAGTGCATTCTGTCTCTTACTCGTGGTCATATCAACGTCGTTATCTACAGCTAGTCTTACTTGCCCTAGATTACCTACGCCTTCACCTTCTGTTTCAGAGAACGCTTGTGCACGTCTCGCTTCTAATTCTGCTTTCTTTTCACGTTTCTTCGCTTTCTTCACTGCTGATCGACGACGATTCTCCGTGAACGCTGCTGTTGCTACCATTGCTGCTGCTATCCAACTCATAGTCACCTCTTGTATTTTCAAGTTGTTTATCTAGTTCAGTATAGTCCTCAGCAATGAACTGTTTACGGATCTCATCTGGATCTGTTAGTTCTGTTGCGTGGTACACTGTCCATACTACGTCGGTGAGTGTTACGCCTGCCCTTTTAGTACCAGCTTTACTCACAAAAGTTGCTGGTGCTTCTAGGTCACGCACACCGTCTTCAGTAGCGACACGTATGCGTCCCTTAGACAATGTGTTAATGTTCTCTGTTTTGTGTATCTCTCCGACAATAACCATACCTTTCGGTGCGATCATTTCTCTAGCGTACACTCCTGCTGCATTGTAATGCCTCATCTCTACTGGAATAGGTTCATCACCTTGGAACTCTTTACATGCGTCTTCAAGATCCATAAGTGCTTGTCTTCTTTCCGGTATTGTCATGGCATCCCATAAGGGTTTTGATATTATGTTATCCATATTTCTGTGCATCCTGTAGCTTAGTTTCTAAGTATCTGATGACAGATTGTTGACCTTCACAATGCATTACTTCAGGTAGTGTACTAGAGGGATCATACGGTTTACGAGGAAACTTCATAACCAAGTCTCTTACAATTGCTTGCAGTGTGTTTTGTGTCAGACCTTGGATCTCAACACCACGACTTGTAGTCTTTGTTTTCTTTGTACTCATATGACCCTTCCTAGTTAGCCGAAGAAATAGTCTGCACGCATAATCTCATTAATATCATATTTACCATCTGGTAGCGTGTTTACTACTTGCTCTTGTTGATCGTGACTGGGAAAC